CGCTGGCGTGCAGGTTGTCGTTGAGCTTCGCCACAGCTCCCAGCAACGAGTCTTGCCGGGCCACGATCTGAGACCACAAGCCAGAGGGCACATAAGTCAGCCGCACGCGCGGCAGGCCGTCGCCCTCTTCTTTGCTCAGCTCGAGCCAGTCAGTCAGCTGGCCGTCAAGCTCGAGCAGCGTTGCCTCAGGGTGATCCATCAGAGAAGGTGAATCCTGATCGTGGCATTCAAGTTGTTGGGCCGATAGCCGCGGCCGGTCAGGTCAATCGTTGCCAGGCCGGCTTCTTCGCCCAGCACTGCGTCTCCCTGATAGCTGGGGACCTCAGCACAGACGACATTGCCGGGCGTGGTGCCGTATTGGCGAGCAACAGCCAGGCTAGCGCCCTCCTGCAAAGACAGCAGGCTGGCGTCGCCAAAGCCCAGAAGACCGGCAGTGACGCCGTCGTGGTAAAGCCGCAGCGGCATTGCGCAGCCGTTATCAACAGCAACAAAGCCCTGCCGCCCGTTAGTGCCGCTCTGAGCTGTGCGCGGCTGAATATCAACCGCCACGTCTAGCTCTCCACTGATGACGGTGGGAATAGCCACAGCGCTGGGCGTATGGGTGCCGGCAATAACGCCCCAGCTATTAGCACTTGAGATGATGGCCCGGCCTCCCCGGGTTGAGACAGGCCCCAGGATAGGAGGCACAAAGGCACCGAAGGCCGGAGGGCCCACAAGCTCGATTGCTGCCTTCCAGTCATGGGCCTGGGCCGTGAAACTGCCCAGCAGCAAGCCGTCTGCGTCGCTGAATCCCAGGCTACCGAAGCAACCCAGAAAGAAGCGCTCAGCGTTGCCGTCTGCCAGGTCGGCGTGGATAGCCAGGGGCGTCCGCTCTCCTGCTTGCTGGCTCAGCTTGTATGTGCGGCTCGCATAGATGACATTCCCCGCCGCAGGGGCAGCAGAAAAGCCGCCAGTGGCGGCGCCATCTCCTGCAATCGTGATTGTGTTGGCAACAAGGTTGAGGTCGACAATCGGCATCGCCTCCATATCGCCCGCGGGATTGACCCAGCCGGCAAAGCTGCCAACTGAAAAATGGGCCGCATTAACCACGCCAACAACCCAGCGAGTTGAGCCAACCTGCGCCAGATCGCCCGTGTTGTTAGTCACGGTCCCGCCGGTGGTCTGCTGCAAAATGGCGTCATACTGGGGCGCAGCGGTTGACGAGCTGACGCCGTTCCCAGCCCCGCCCGTCAGATCCAGGCCCCGCAGATAGAACGCCAGCGAGATGGCAGCGTCCCGGTTGCCTTCGGCAGCCAGGGGCGTCTCACCGTCCCCGCGCTGGCCCGTGGTGGCAATCCTGGGCTGGTCGGCAGTCATGGTGCTGTCTGCTGTCATTTCCAAGTCAACGTAAGTCAGCGCGGGGACTGCGTAGTTTTCCACCTGATCCCAGGCCGGCGTGCCGGTTTGTGGGGCAATAGAAACCCGGTTGATTCTGCTTAGTGCGTTGACCATTTAGAGGTCCCTTCTGATTAATGCGTCAATGTTCAAGTCTGCTTCGATGCCTTCGCCGTTGGGCAACGCTTGCACGTTCCAGCTGTCCGGCTCCAGCTTCATTATCCCGGTTGTGTTGTAGTCCCAAGCCCCGCGCACAATAGCAAGAGCCATGCGCTCCATGTCGTCAGTTATCAGGTTGGAGTCATTGCCGATTGTGCCCCTTGTCAGAGCCTCCCAGCGGCAGGTCACAGTGTAGACGCGCCCCAGATAGACGGTCCCGCCGTTGGCTGTGTTGGGAGCATCTGCCAGGCGGCTGAGCGAGCCAGAAGTAACCCTGACGAAGAAGCGCCGGAAAGCCTGAGCGTTGAGCGGCTCGCGCCTGTCCCAGTTTCTCAGGTCGGGGCTGCCGACAACCTGCGTCGATTCAATCAAGGTTACGATCTGATCCCGGGCGGGATCGGTCGGGCCGCTCATCTCCTGACCCAGACCCTTGCTAGGTCGGGCTTGGGATCGCCCGGCGTATCCAGGCCGCTGGAATCAACCCAGGCTAGCCGGTCCACTGTATCCCGCAGGCTAGCCTCTGCCTCTTCTTTGGCGTCTTCGTAAGTTTCCCGCCATTCAGGGCCCCAGCTTCTCAGCTCGTTGGCATAGCAGCGAGAAGACACAGCGGCATCAAGCTGGCCCCAGGTTCGGAGGTTCCACCAGTCCAGCCCCATCTCTTGCAGCCGCTCAAGGCACAGCTCCAGGGCTGTATCCAGGGCGACTGAGTAGCTGGGGTCTTCTGTCCGCTGCTGGTCTCCCAGGATGGGATAGCGCCTGACCAGGCTCTGATAAGAGCTAGGCTGCACCAGCGTTGCAGACGTGATGGCGAAGCGCATGGTCTCAACGTGAGCTATGCCCAGCTCATCATTGCTTGTGACCTCAAGATAGAAGAGGCCCGTATCCCAGGCCGCAGTGTTGGCGGCGCTAACCGCCAGCGTAACTTCTGGAGCCGTCAGGCTTTCGCCTATGGCAATGTCGCGCGGCAGCGGCTCATGCAGATAAGCCGTGGTCGCTGGCGTCCCCACTGAAAAGTTGACCTCAAAAGAATCAGCGTAGGGATAAACCCGGGCGCCCGTGTTGGCCGCCTGGATGCGCCCGACCTCGTAGCCGGTTAAGGCAGCCGCAAAAGAAAGGACGCGGGTCCCCTTGTCAGCGGTTGCCGTGGTTGTTGTGTCTGGTGAAGCCTGGACAACCCCAGCAGCGGTCGCCATGACTGTGCCCGCCTCTTTCAAGACGCGATAGTCATGGCTTCCGCCGTTGGGGCGCCCATAGCTAAGCACCATGCGAAGCGTTGCCCCAGTGCCGTCTAAGACGGTCTGGATCATTAGCTGTCAGCCTTCGCCTTGGCTTTCGCCTTGGCCTTCTTCTTCGCAGGCTTGGCCCCTGGTGCCCCTTCAGGCACCAGAAGCCAGCCGCGCGCAAGATGGCTGTCCAACTCATCATCCGCCACGTCAGCGTAGCGGCCACGCTTAACCATGCGCGGCATCAGAGGACGCTTTGCACGCCGCACATGAACGGGGAGAAGCGTAGAGCCGCCCCGACATATCCAGCAACGACATTGACGCCGCCCGTACCAATCAACACCGTGTCTTCGGTCCTGACGTTGGGATAGCCAATGCTCTGGCTGAGCGTCAGAATGGCTCCGCGCCTGGTATTGCCAGCAGCGAAAGCCGCGCCCGTGGTCAGCTCAGCACCGGCACCAGCGGCAGCAGCGTGGCCGCCGCCCGTGACAGTAGAGCTGAGCAGAATGGGAGCGCCGTAGTAGGTCCCCGCAATGCCGCTGGGATCAAGCGCCGGGTTGATGCCCACCACTTCAGGCTTAGCAATGAAGTTGCCAGAAGTGCGCAGGTCGTCACGAATATCGGCCCACTGGGTTGGATGCAGCACAATGACGGGATCTCCGGCATAGGCCAGGTTTACCGTGTTGTTGCCTTCGGCAACCTCAAGCGCCAGATCCAGAGCGGCCAGGTTCAACGGTGCCGTGTTACCAGCGCCATCAGTGGCGCAGACGGTCTCAAAGTCGCCGTTAAAGGCAGTGTCAAAGCGGGCAGTGATCAGCCCGTTTTGATCGTCGCCCAGAGCAATGCCCATGGCGCCGCCGATCTGCAACCAGTCCATGGAACCCTGCACAGTGTCCAGAGCCAGGCGGGTGATCTGCACCGGCGGCACTTCGCGAGGCACGCCCGTGACGCTGGTGGCAACCGGCACGACATTGACGGGCGCAACAGCGGCGCCCTCAACGACGGCGGCCGCGGTGAAGGCAGCCAGATGGGCAAACTTAGCGGTCAGCATGCCACGTTGCACAGAGCAAATGGGGAGAAGGTTGGCCCGGTCAGAGGCCACAGAGAGCATCTCCCCCACCACCACGTCTGTGGGAATGAGGGCTGCAAGGTTCGCGGTCGTTGTCATGGCTTAGAAAGCCTTTCGTTTCTCAAAGGCCGTAGTGCTCTTTGAGATAGGTCCGCCGCTCATCCCGGGTCAGTTTGGACAGTGCATAAGCATCCATCTTGCTACCGCCTCTCAGCGTGCTAGTGGTTGCGTTGGGTCTGCCGTTTACCTGCCGGGCTGGCTTTGGGGTTGTTGATGTGTGACTAGAAGACAAAGCCTCTGCCAGTTTGACAGCTCGGTCCAGTTGATCCAGCTCTGGAGCCTCTCCCAGGTCGTCAAGCAGCGTCGCCTTGATCGAGTCGGGCAGAGCCTCAACCCGGGCCATCAAGACGCCCCTGTGCCGATCCTGAAGCCCGGACAACTGAGACTCTGCGGTTTTAAGCCTACCGGCTAACTCATCCGCGGCGGTCTTGTGCTCAGTTGCCAGCTCTTGCCATTTGCCCTGCTCCTCTTTCTCTGCCAGGTCTCTGGTTGAGAGCTTTGCCTGCAACGCTTCCAGCCTTGCTTCAGCATCTCTGGCCCGATCAAGAGCAGCCTGGCGTCTTGCGATTGCCTGGCTTAGATCATCTTTCGTTGAACTCTGGGGCGCCTCCAGCGCCTCAGCCACAGCGTCCGCCGTAGTAACTTCTGACATGGTAGCCTCTCCTCTTCTGGTCGGCGTTATAACTAAAGTTTGAGGGCAGCAGCAAGCATATCAACAGCTTCTTCTGCTAAAAGCTGCACGCGCGGGCCGCTTGGCCTTCCCAGTGTAAACCAGGGGCGAAGCTGATTAGTCCAGCGGGCCTTCTCTGAGTTGGTTGCCGGAGGGCCGCCCCACTGCGGGCCCTGAGTCGCTGTCCTGCCCTTGACTGCCTTTGATTTGCGGCGCCCTACGCCGGGCCCCTTGCCTGCGTTGCGCCTTGCCATTGCAGCCCAGGCCCAGACGGCGCTCCTGTCTTCTTTGCTCATCTTGCCCCAGGCCCGGGTCACAAGGGGCGCCATGTGGGAGTTATCGCCATCCTCAAAGCCAAGCTCAAAGCTGCGCTTGTTTGTCTTGCGCACCGTCATAGATCTGAGCATGTCGCCCGTCAGGCTCATATCAACGTCAGTCGACCTGCCGACGTGCGCCCGCATTCTGGCGTAAACTGCGTTATAGGGCCTAAAAGGCTTCATGTCGGCATCAAAGCCCATCTCTGTATCTGTCTGAATCACTAAGATGGAGCGCCCGGCAAGCCGCCGCATAACCGGGCCCATAATGCTGTTGGGAATCTTCTTCGGCAGATCCGGCGGGATGTACTTAACGCGTATGGGCCCCTTGCCCTTTATGATCTTTCGCCTTGCCATTATTTAACCGCCAGTTCTGCTTCAGCCTGAGACACTAGGTCGGGCCAAACATCTGAGAAAAACTTGAACTGGTACCGCTTGGCCAGCTTGGGGCTAGTGGGCCGCAGTATATGCCGACAGCGCCAGCCGCCCAGCGTCTGCAAGATGCCTGGCTGCCCGTTGCCGCCGCCGTTGCGCAGCTTTTTGAGGGGCATCATGCTGGGATCTGTCTCAATGCTTGTCAGCTCGTCAACGGTTAAAACGATCCTGTGCATGATGCGGCAAAAGGGGCGGCTGGTAGCAATCAGCGTGCCGGAATATACAAACAAAGACTCTCCAGCTTGCTGGTCTCTGGTCAGCTGGATCATGCGGTTGAGAGCGCTGGTTGTCGTGTCCACGGCAGCAGAAGCCCAGTTGACCCAGGCAGCCATGGGGGCCTTGAGCGGCGCAGTGATTCTGATGGTCTCCCGCTCGCCCTCGCCGGCCAAGTAAATGATCAGGTCACGGGCGGGAGCCTGGCCTAGCACCGCCGTCTCCACGGCCTGCCTCATGGCCCCGGTGATCTCGAACCAGCTGTGATTAAGCGTCCTGA